AGCCCTACCTACAAGGTGTGGCTGATGTGGCCAAGCTGATTGGCACCAACCAACAAGGCGCTGTTGACGGCAAAAAGATTGTTGACGGTCTAGTCAAACAGTTTGGTGGCTTTGCCATTGGCGGCTCACCAGCTGGTGTCTACAGCTCACTGGTGGCCGGCATATCTCGCCTATCAGATCCCACCAGAAAAGACACCAGAGCAGATCCTGAGTTGCCGATGGGTGTGCGCGGGTTTGTTGAAGCGTTTAACAAGTACAAGTCACGCCTGCCCTACTTCAATTCGGACCTGCCAGAAGCATTAAACCTTTGGGGTGATACGGTCCTGACTTCACGCGGCAATCCCATGGAGTTGATACTGCCGACCCGTGTAAGCCCCGCCCAGTTCAGCCTGGTTGATGATGCCCTGGTGCGCATTGGCTCACCCGTTGGCATGCCAGACAAGAAGATCGACGGTGTTGAAATGACAGCTGAGCAGTACAACCGCTTGCTGACAATCTACGGCAAAGAGCTGCCATCCAAACAAGGCATTATGGATGTCATGCTTTTGCCTGGTTTCACAATATTGTCTTTAGATGACCAGCAAAAGACCGTTCAGTCTGTTCACAGTAAATACATGCAAGCAGCTCAAAATCAGTTAAAGCAAGAAGATCCTGCGCTGCAAGCCAGAATTTTTGAATTAGAAGAACTGAGAAAAGCCAATGGCCTCTATTACAAACCCTAGAAAAAAAGTACAATTTCCAATAGGAAGGATTAAGTTATGCCGATTCCAATTTCAAACGTAACGCGAAGAGTCGTATATTCGGCTAGTGGTACTGGCCCGTATGCTTTTACCTTTGAGATTCTGGCGAACACTGACATCGCTGTTTTTCGGGATGACACACTCCTCACGCTGACAACAGACTACACAGTGACCATTGCTGCCAACGGCACTGGCTCAATCACCCTGGTGGCCACCCCTACTGGCGCAACGCAGATTGCGATTGTCGGCAACCGCACAATCCAGCGAACCACAGACTTTGTGACGGGCGGCGACTTCTTTGCCAACACCGTCAATGATGAGATGGATCAGCAGACCATCTTTGCGCAGCAGAATGCTGAAGGGCTGCAGCGTGCCTTGAGCGCCCCGCAGACCGATCCAACATCAATCAACATGACGCTGCCACGGGCCAGTCTGCGCGCCAACAAAGCGCTTGGATTTGATGCCAGCGGCAACCCAGCCATTGCTGACACCCTGGGCACCAACCGTGGCAATTGGGCTGCAAGCACGCTGTACTATGTCCGAGACATTGTCAAAGACACAACAAACAACAATATCTGGCAAGTTATTACGCAGCACACATCAAGCGGATCATTACCGATTGGCACCAATGCTGATGCGGCAAAGTTCACTTTGTTGGTTGACGCAGCGGCGGCATCAACAAGCGCCACAAACGCAGCGGCATCTGCCTCGGCGGCTTCCACCAGTGCGTCAAACGCTTCTACGTCTGCATCAAACGCTTCCAGCTCAGCCAGTACAGCAAGCACCCAGGCAAGCAACGCTTCGACCTCTGCCAGCAATGCCGCAAGTTCTGCCAGCGCTGCGTCTAGCTCTGCCAGCACAGCCAGCACGCAAGCAACAAATGCTGGCACCAGCGCAACAGCAGCTGCAGCAAGTGCATCAAGTGCGTCAAGCAGTGCTAGTGCGGCCAGTACATCAGCAAGCAATGCGAGTACTTCAGCCAGCAACGCAAGCACATCAGCTTCTGGCGCGTCTACGTCAGCCACCAACGCGGCCAACTCTGCGACTGCTGCTTCTGGTAGCGCATCGACTGCAAGCACGCAGGCGACCAACGCAGCTAACTCAGCAACGGCTGCAGCCGGTAGCGCAACCAGCGCGGCATCAGCACAGACAGCAGCAGAGTCTGCGCGTGATGCTACCTTGGCGGCATACGACAGCTTTGATGATCGCTATCTTGGCGCAAAGACAAGCAACCCAACTGTAGACAATGACGGCAATGCACTGGTTGCTGGCGCTTTATACTTCAACAGCGTGTCTGGGGCAATGCAGCTTTGGACAGGTAGCGCATGGGTTGCCGCGTATGTGTCTGGATCAGGTTACCTGGCAGCAGCCAACAACTTGTCAGACGTATCAAGCACTTCATCTGCGCGAACAAACTTGGGTTTGGCTATTGGCACTGATGTGCAGGCCTATGACGCTGACCTCACCACATTGGGTGCTGGCGGCTCTGGGGCTAGGTCATTCCTTGGCCTTGCTATTGGCACCGATGTGCAAGCGTACAACGCAAACATAGCAACTACTAACACAGCGCAGACTTTCACGGCTACTCAAACATTTTCAGGCGCATCATCAGCCAAAGCGATTGTTTTGTCCGATGCGGCTGAAGTAGCAACAGTCTCTGCAACAGCGGCAACTGGCACTATCAACTATGACATCACCACTCAATCGGTGCTGTATTACACAAGCAACGCAAGTGCTAACTGGACTGTTAACTTCAGAGCCTCTAGCGGTACATCATTAAATACGTTGATGGCTACAGGCGAATCAATGACTGTAGCTTTCTTGGTGACTCAAGGCTCTACTGCTTACTACAACAGTGCTGTGCAAGTTGATGGAACTACATCGGGTGTGACTACTAGATGGCTTGGTGGTGCGCCTACTGCTGGTAATGCTAGTGGTATTGATAGTTACCGCTACATTTTAATTAAAACAGGTAGTGCGACATTCACAGTCTTGGCAAGCAACACACAATTTAAGGCTTAAACCATGCCATTACAAGCTACAAGCGGTGCGGCTAGTTACGATGCCTTTGGTGGTGGTGTGGCTGTTGTGCCTAACTACATTGAGGATGTGTTCTCAAGTTATCTTCTTGTTGGCACTCAAACTACAACAACCATAAATAACGGCATTGATCTCTCTGGTAAGGGTGGATTAGTTTGGCTAAAGGATAGAACAGGTGCTGGCTATCATAGTCTTGGAGACACCGCAAGAAGCGGTAAACGTCTATTTTCAAACACTACAGATGCTGAAGTATCGGCAAACCCATTTGCATTTACATCTACGGGAGTTACACTAAACGGAGCCTATCTTGATTCTGGTAGGAACTTTGTCACATGGACATTCCGCAAGCAGCCTAAGTTTTTTGATGTTGTGACGTATACGGGTGATGGTTCAGCGCCTAGAAATATTGCCCATAGCCTTGGCAGCAGCGCAGGTTTTATAGTTATAAAACGTACAGACAGCGCAGGTGATTGGTGGGCATGGCATAGAAGCATAGCCAATAAAAACATATATCTGAATTACGCAGATGCCGCTGATTCTGGGGCAAACCCAATGATTAGTGCTGTCAGTTCTACAAATTTCACATTGGCGACTAATCAAAACGCCACAATGAATATTAACGGCGCTACATACGTTGCCTACCTATTCGCCCATGACGCAGGGGGCTTTGGCCTGACTGGTACAGACAATGTGATTAGCTGTGGGTCTTTTACGCAATCAATTGGTGGCTTTGTTAATTTAGGTTTTGAGCCTCAATGGGTTCTTACTAAGCGAACAAGCGGTGTTGATGATTGGCGACTGTTTGACAATATGCGTGGCATGACAATGGGTGATGACTCTTTGTTAAATCCAAATCTGTCAGCCGCAGAAAACAATTCCGCTGGAAACGACTACCTTAACCCACAACCGACAGGCTTTACAACCATTGGCTTTGATAGCGGTACTCACATCTACATAGCCATACGCCGTGGCCCGATGAAAGTGCCTACGACTGGGACGAGTGTGTTTAGTCCTGTGGCAAGGACAGGGACAGGAGCAATAGTTAACGTAACTACACCAAATTTTGCCCCTGATCTTTTGTTTTCTCGTGATCGTGGTTCTAGTGTTGGCAAGTTTTCATTTAACGACAAACTTCGTGGCCCAACAAAAAGTCTTTATTCAACAGACACTGCCGCAGAAGCAACAACAACAGGACTTACGTCATTTAATAATCTTGGTTATACAGCGCCAGCAGATGGTTTATCGTATAACGAAGATGGCGACACAATGATTACTGAGTGTTTCCAACGAGCCCCATCGTTTATGGATGTCGTTTGCTATACGGGTAACAATGTTTCAGGTAGAACAATCACACATAACTTGGCGGCAGTACCTGAGTTAATGATTGTAAAAAGCAGAACTTCCGCCACAAGAGATTGGATAGTTTATGACGCTACCAATGGCGCAACCAAATACATGAATCTTAACAATAATTCAGCAAGCGGGGCTGGTTCGGTTTGGGTTAGTACTGCGCCAACATCAACTGTATTTA